GACCGACAGCACCTGTGGTGGCGAAGATGACTTGAACGACAGCGGTATCGGACTTGTTCTGCACGACAAGGATGATACGCTTGTCGTAAGGGTTGGTCGTAGGGGCGAGAATCTCAGACGCAGAAGTTCCGACAGTCGTGTCGGTATGCGTAAAAGACTTTGTGAACGGAGTGCTGAATGTGATGTTAGCCATTTTAGTAAGTTCTAATCATATTGATTCTACCAAATTGAGATTGCTGTGAGAGCAACTTGTCAAACTCTTGGTCAAGAATTTCCTTGGCTTTTGATTCAACAACAGCCGCTTCATTCATCATTCCTTCAGAAATGAACCAGTTTGTAGCAGAAGCCCAAGAGATGTATTGTCCGAATACATAAGGAATCTCAATCTTTGTCCAAAGTGAGGGATGTGTATTTGGGTTCTGTCCAGCAATAGTGCTTACTGCCGTACAGGTGTAAAAATTGCCAGAGTGAGGCTTGCCCACAACTGGAGTGTAAGAACCAGTTCCAGAGCCAGAGTCGAAATAGACCTGTGCGTTCTGGTAATAAACTACAGTCGGACTGTACAGTTCCCCTTCAAGGGAAGGACAATCTTTCCTGTAAACATAATATCCTTCAGTTATTGCTGGATTTAAGATTATCTTCCTAGAAGAACCAGAGTCATAAATCTGGTATGAAATCTGTACGGCTTTTGTTGATTCCTGTGGGTTTCTGGAATAAACAGCAAGAATCTCATCTGCCTCAGAAACAGGAGTGAAAGAAGCAACACCATTTACATCAATGGTAGTCGTGAATTGTGCTAATCTGCAAACATCTGTCCACTGTTGCATTTCCCAAATCTCTCTCATTCTGGCAGACGCAAAATCTCTGAACTGAGCGAATGTCTCAGAAGTGATGTTATGCCTGTCGTTGCCAGAGTATTGCAACGCATCAAAAAGAACCTTACTGAAGTCAATGGTACGCATCAGGTTAGAAATCCGTCAGCCGTGAAAATTGTGCCGTTTACAACTGTGCGTTTGGCATAGTTGCGGACGGCAGTTTCTGGATTGTCCCGCAGGAATTCGTCTAGGAATTGTTTGTCTTCCCAGCACTCGTACCCTAACCGTTGGCCCCAGTAGTGCCAAGCGGCTAGGGGAATACGAGCCTTTAGTTGACCGACGCCATCTATACTGTGGGCTTCGTTGGCGTGGTTGAAAACAGCCGTCTGTTTTGCAGACGCCTGTGCTTTGACTTCTTCCATTCTCCACCCACGAAGAAGTTCCTCCTGCACCCTCTTGCGAAGGTGAGGAGGAATCACTTCAGACAGGTCTTGAATGAAGTCCGACATCCCCGATTAGGCGGTGAAGTCGAACACGCCGAAGGCCAGCGGGTTGTACACGCAGAGGCCAGCGACGGCTTCAATCATTCTGGCTTCGCCACCGCCAGCATTGGGCAGTTCAGCGACCTGAGCGACGTTGCCGCCGTAACGGACTTCGACCATGTCGAACGGAATCACATAACCAGCGAAGGTGTTGCCGACTCCAGCCGACAGTTTGAGGAAGTGCGACGGGTGCAGACGAATCTTGCCGAAATCGCCTTCGAACACGTCAACGGACGAGATGTAGGCGGAGTCAGAAGCGTTACGATTGAACGTACGAACAGCAGTGCGAGTTTCGTCGTTTCCGCTGGAGGGCGTGGTGAACACGAGGTTCGTGAACGCTCTCTTCAGGGTCGTACCGACGAGGCAGTCGTAGTCGCGGAACTGACCAGTCTGACCATAGATGCCAGTCAGGACGTTCTGAACGACGGACTCAGTAAGAGCCGCTGTTCCGACTGTCGAGCGATTGGCAGTAGGGGTCTGGAAGGTCGAAGGAATCGGCAGGGTGGCGTCCTGCGAGCCAGAACCAGCGGCTTCAAGCCACTTGTGCAGACCGCGTGTGAGGTAGGCGTTTGTGCCGTTGTCAGCCTGAGCCCCGTTGTTGGAGCAGAAGGTGGACTCCATGTCACGCTTCAGAGCCTGAATGCCCTTGGCGACGTTGTTCGCGAGTTCATCGCGGACGCCAGCAACTGTGGCGATGTCCTGCGTCAGAGGCGACACACGGACGCTTCTGCGGAAGATTTGGATGTAGTTGCTGAGTTCAGCACGATAGGTCGTAGCACCATCCTTGACGTAGTTTTCGTAGGTGGTGACGTCCGTGCCGTCCACAGTGCCAGTTGTCTTAGGCGTGGGGAGGCTGTCGGCTTGCCAGCGGAACATTGTATTTCCGGGTTTAGAGCCCTTCTTAGCCATGGACGTGAAGGGTGTGTCCTTGGCATCAACGAGGGCGATGAGGTCAGCGAGTTCTTCTCTCTTACCAGAGGAGAATGAGGGTTCTGTGAGGTTAGCCATAGTAGTAGGTCTTTAGTTGGATTACAGGAACTTTGAGGCGATGATTGCACTCAGGTCGTCACGGGAGTTAGTAGCGTTGTACCTCTGCTTGGCTACCTGTTCGACAACCTGATTCTTTTTCAGGGGAACGGGAGCAACGGAGGACTTGGGTTGTGCTGGAGCCTTCTGAAGAGTCGCTTGACCCTTCTTACTTCCCTCATAGACTTTTATTCCAGTGATGAGGTGTCCCAGCAGTAGTTTGTGGTCGGGAGCCCTTAGGATTTCAGGGAACGCCTTGATGAATGTTTCAGCCATCTGTCTTTCCTTAGACGACCTATCCTTCCACCAAGAGAAGTCCTTCTGTGCCACTGCATCGTACTGATTCAGTGCGTTGATGTACTGTGCTTGCTTCGGGAGATGCTCTTCTAGGGCATCCATCGCCTTGATTTTAATAGTCCTGACGTCCTCAGCAGTGTACTCAACTTCTTCTCCGTTGGGTTTCGTGACCACCGCACCATCGGGATTCATTTCGCACCAACGTCTGATTTGCTTGGCTTGTTCAGCCTCTTTCGAGACTTCATCCATGCTTCTGAGATTTGCGAACGGATTATTGGCATTAGGAATCTGTGCTGGCCTTACGGCCTCTTGCGACAGTCGCTCCACTTCCATTTTAAGTTTTTCAATCTCAGCCTCAGCCTCACGACGTTTAGCCGTGAGTTTGTCAATGCGTTTCTTGACGCCCTTTGGCAAGCCTCTTTCAGTTTCGTCGTCTTCTTCAACCTTTTCAGGCTCAAAGGACTCCTCTTCTGATTCGGCTTCTTCTTCCTGTGAAAGAACGGTGCTTTCTTGTTCAGCAGTCGCTTCAACTTCTGCTGTTTCCTGAGTTTCTGGGGATTCAGGATTCCCGCTCGGTTCCTCACCGCCTAGGAACTGTTTGCTGAAAATGTCAGCAATTTCTGTTGTGCCGAAGTTTTGCGGATTGACTTCGTTGTTCGTGGGGTTGTTTTGGGCCGTCCCAAGGTCGGCATCGTTCGTGTTTTCCATTAGAAAAAGGTCTAAAGTCCTTTGGCAGAGTTTTTTAATAGGTTCTCAGAACCTAGGCTCATTAACGTCAAAAAATAATAAATATCAAATCACTTCTGACTTTGTACCATTTTCCGACGAATCATGCTTTTGCGGGGCTCTTCCGATGTCGGCAAGAACTTGTTCGCGAGTGCTTAGAATTATTTGCTTGAAAGCAATCAATGAACTTGCTCTTCCAGAATGCCAAGCCCTGTCCTCGGACTTGTTTTCTTTTGAAAGAGCATCAGATGTTTCAGATTCAATGCTTGCGTCTAAAAGCATATGAATAGCCTTCCATTGAGGGTCATGCTCATCAAAAGCAAAACCATTTACAATCTCAGGCGGCAATCTCACTGTTGCATCTCCTCCTGAGATTGCTCTGCCTGTTGAATCTGACTTTGCATCTGTTCAGCGGCTTGCTGACCAACAGGGGTTACGCCAGTTCTTCCAATCTGCTTGTTCTGCTGTTGCATGACAGACATTTGTAAGTTCTTGATATAGTTCTCAATAAGAGAACGGAAGTGCGGGTCCTGTTGCATCTGTTGTTGTGCCTTTGGATTCTTAGATACGATATCTTGGAAGTATTGAAGTTTAGTAGATGCAGACGGGTCGTTTTCTACGTAGTTAGCCTCATTTCCAAGCATCATCAGACCGATGTCGGACTGAATATCCTTATAAAGCATCTGACTTGCAGAGGCCGTGTTAATGATGAGTTCCTTGGCCTTGTCAGGGTCAATTGCCTCAACAGCGGCCTTGACCAACTTGTTCTTGTCAATCACGCCGCCAGCATCAAGCGGAAGAACAAACTGAGTGATTGCCTTGAGTTTCTCAATAACGAACTGAGTGTCAAGTTCTCTCACGTCGTACTTGATGTGGAAGTCGTACTGATTGCTTACGCTTGAGATGTTCTGAGGAATGGACCTGCCAGTAATCTGTTCAATCTCAGCGGGAGGCATGTATTGTAGCATAAGGCTGAATGTCATTGAGAAAGCCTCAGCCCAAACGTCCAGCCAATTGTTCACGTTGTACTGCTGAACGACCTGAGTCTTTTGCGGAGGAATCGAAGGATGATACAGCCCGAAATACGCACAATGCTCCATCTCAACCCTGTCAATAAGATTGAACGCGGTGTTAGGTTCTCCAGTAGGAGTCGGCATGAATCTGTAATCGTCAACAGAGGTGACAGGAAGGTGAATCCCTGGCGAAATCTTGTTAATTCCGCTGAAACGCTTCTTAACAAGGACAGGAGGAAGCGTAGTGAAAGCGGTTCTGTCCCTGATGGAGTCACGCTGTGCCTTGATTTCTTCTTGGTCAGTCATGGCGATTTCAGGAACGCCTCTTGTTTCGTAAATAGGACGTCTGATGCTTTCGCGTCTATAAATCACAAAAGGATACTTGTTGTGTGCGTATCCAAGCAATTCATGCTGTGCGTAGTTTGTTGAACCAGACTGAGGGCAGAAGATTGTCTGATAAACGCCAGTCTGATTGCTCTCGTTCAACTGACGCGAATACGCGTACACCAGTTCAATCAGATTGTCGTTCCTGTTCACCTGATAGTTGATGAGTGCGGCGGCAGGAAGAAGATTAGGGTCATTGAACTGTGACTGCATTCCCGCGGTGTTTACCGCTTCTTCCACGAACTCTGCACTCCATCCGTATTGCTGTGCCATGGAACGCAGTTCGACTTCCGTGACAAACGTACGTCTGAACACGACTCTTGCCTTCTGAATGTCAATCGTTTCAGGAGGAAATGAAATCTCATCATACGGCTTAAGGGCGACGATGCTCGGCTGATTCTTGGAGATGAAAGACTCAGGAATGTTCACAACGCCGTTTTCACGAAGGTCCTTGACTGCGGCCTTGGCGTCCTTTTCCGTGATTGACGGAAGATAGGACATCAGAACTGAAGCCGCAAAGTCAGCCTTTTCTGGGTTCATGATTGCGTCTGGCAAGGATGCAATAGAGGAGTTCGGATTTTCCTGAATCGCCCTTTGGACGACCATGAGAAGTTCTTCCATCCTGATTGTCTGATGCCTGATGCCTGTTTCCTGCTCCCAAATCACGTTCAATCCAGACCATCCGTATTGAAGGGTATAATTGGCAAGAAGTTGTGCTTCCTTTCTGAGTTCAGTGCGAAGTTTGGACTCAAGAAGCCAAGACATAAGAACGTTCGCTGTCGCGGCTCCCTCGGAGTCATTGAACTCGATTCCCTTGACCTTGACCTGACATCTGTCGAACGTCGTGATGAGCATAGCGACGATTTCATTGATTGTTTTGTCAACAAGTCTGCAACGCACGTCAGAAGCACCTTCGAACGGGAACGCAGGGTCTCCGTCTGGACGGTTTTCGCTGTGCTTCTTGCCGTCATCAGTCTGACCAGCCCATCTAGCAAGACGAATGTCGTCATTTTCAGCGATATTGGCTGTGTTTCCTCCGTTCTGAGTAGAACGCATGTACTCATCGTACAGCGACGGAATATCAGGCTCGTTTGATGCGAAAACGAGCGAATCTTTCTTATCTTTATAGTTTTTCATTGAAATATTTGATTAAATCATCTCTGAAATAGCGGCGATGTCCCCCATTGGTGACATAAGTCCTTACGATACCATCTTTTGCAAGTTTTTCTATCATTTTTCTTGATAGTCCGAACAAAGTCATGGCTTTTTTTCTGTTCAGGAGTTCTGGATAGTAAACTTCCATCAGTAGCCTCCCCCACCCACGCCTTTCATGGTATCTTCGTCCAAATACACTGGATTCATCGTAATTAAATATCTTAAACAGTCCACAGGGTCTTTCGTCGCACCCTTGTCTCCATCCAACCCAGTCCATTCCTTGACGCAATAAATCAAATTTTGGCATTGTTCAGATATATAAAGTTTTGGCTTGTTGATTGGTGATAATTCTTGGTTGAAGTCATAAGAGAATCCGTCGTTAATCATAGCAACGCCTTGTTCAATCTTTATTCCAGCCGCAGGAGTGAAGTGCATAGGATTTTCTCCGTCGTCTAGCATGTCAATCAAAGTGACTCCTCCGTCTTCGGTGACACTTTTAGTTCCTCCAGCCCTAGGGTCTATGTATCTTTCAGATATTTCTTCTCCATTTTCCAAATTAAGTATAAGGTCTTTATAATCTGCGAGGCTTCTTCCTGCGTTAGCACGTTGAGCAGTTCCAGCCTTTCCGTCCAAATCGGCAGAAGGCAACGCCCATTCTCCCTCGGATACGTCAGGGAACTCCCTGTAAACGTAGATTTCTCCAGATTTGGTCACTCTTGCCCAGATTATAAACCAGTTTCTAGCACCAGCAGGGTCAACTACCATGTAATTCGTACCTTCCTGCGGAATGTCAGATTCCTTGACGATGTTTACTGATTCACTGAACCTAGGGAATTGATTCCCAGTGATGTTGTCGGCCCAGCCGTACGCACGTATCTTTACTTCGTACGACTTCTTTCCAGCGAGAGTCTTCTTCAGTTGCTCGAAAGGATTGTACGGGTTCAGTTCGCTGTGAAACCAAATGACAGCCGCTGGTCTGATGTACGACTTCGCGGTGTATGGCATCATCCCTTTGCCACAGCCATTCACATTTACAGTGTCTGGGAGCAGTGGGCTAGGTCTGGTCTTTTCAATCTTAGCACCAGACACGTACTCCTTGACCACTGGACTGTAACCCGTGATTGGAGTGAAAGTCACTATGAGTTTCCCACTTCTCGTCACGATGCGGTAACGCAGTGTCTCAATCCAATCCAAAGGGACCAACTCATCGCACCAGATGAGGTCAACTTCGCCGCCTTCAATGACGTCTCGCTTCTGTGCGTAGTTCATGAAGAAGCACTGGCTTCTGTTCGGCAGGATGAACGTGTTGTCGCTGAAGCCGTTCTTCTGAGTGTACTCGACGTTCTGAACCTTGTTCTTCTTCAGATTCTTGAACTCCGCTGGCAGGTACTTGTACACGACGTTCTGTTGCATCTGGATGCTCGACTGGTTCGTCGTGTGCAGACACCACACCCTAGCGTCCTTGTTGTTGATGAGCGTCTGGACGACACGCTTTGCCGCCCATTCCGTCTTTGACGCCCTGTTTCCACCAAGCACAAGAATCTCGTTGTTCGACTTTAGCAGTTCGTCTGCCTCCTTCCAGTGCGGCAGTTCGAACCCGTGACGATACGGGTCCATCTTCTCTGCTAGAATCTTGTCCTCCCTGATGGAGAGCAGTTCAGCCACCCTCTCAGCCCCGTGAAGTTCCGTAAGCCGCCGAATTTCTTCGACAGTCGGAACCACCAGAACGGGGTGAGGCGTAAGGTTCATTTACTGTTCGGAGTGCTGTTAGGCATCAGACTGCCATCCTTCTGCACAGTCCAAGCGGACGGGTCATAGGCTGGCATGTTGAACCGAACATCGTCATCGCTAGCCATCCTGTACCCATTTTTCTCGATTTCAGTTAGTCTGGTTTTCGGATTCTTGTTCTTGGGGGCAAGGGCCTTGTACACGCTCTCGAAAGACTCGTAGTCGTACCCGTATCTTTCGGCCCTCTCCTTCAGGTAAGCCGCCGCAATCTTCGCTGAGTTTTCTGGCTTAGCCGCTAAAGTAGGGTCTTTGGTCAAAGGAATCTTTGTCAGCCCCTCAAGCAACTTGTAGTTCTTCTCACCAGTCAGTTGGATGAATCCTCTGCCAGTGTCGAACCCGCCCTTGTCGCCTTCCCATCCCTTCTTCCAGTCGTTCTGGACCGCGTCAGCCCTGCCCCATCCGCTCTCAACGAGGATGTTCGGGAGGATGTTCTTAATCTGGCTCGGCCTGAACCCAGCCTTCCGCAGTTCGTCAATCAGCGTTGACGACCACGCGTAATCCTTGTCTCCTGCTTTTGAACGTGCCATGGGTTCACCAAGCCTTGCAAGACCAGTAACGAGGAGTAGTTTTGTCGCGAGCAGTGCTGCAATTGTGCCTCGCACGGAATGATTTCCTCCTCTTGGGGTTGTGCTTCTTGATTGTCATGTTCGGGTCCCCGAACCTCACAATCTTGACCTTTGAGCCAGACTTCACGTACACAGCCGACTTCTTCGGACCGTTTGGCGTCTTGAACGGCCTGTTCAGCGTGACCTTCCTGCCCTTGTACGTAGCCATTACTTGCGTCCTTTCTTACAGCAACATCCCTTGTGCATTCCCTTGCCGCCCTTGTAGCGGGCTCGTTCACGCATCTCGTGTTTCTTGCCTTCCTTGTGGTTCTTTTTCATGTCAGTATTTTCCAGAAAATCTGGGATGCTTGGACACGCACCAGCGTAATCCGTCCCATTTGAGTTCGACGTCCATGCCGATTCCGAACTTCGCGGAGTCCCTGCAAAGCACGTTGTGCGTCCTGCCTTCGACCATCACCCCCAGAATCCTAGGGTTCTTGAACTTAGCATGCACAGTCCCAGTCACGGACTTCGGCTTCTCGACCTCATCAGCCTTCTTCGGCTGGAGCCCAAGTTCATCCCTGAGTGCGTCAACGCCAGCGTCCGTCCACTCCACGCTCCACAGATGCTTCGGCTTCCTCGACTCAATCCGCACATAATGCACACCCTCTTCGAACTTCGCACGAATCTCCTTGAGGTTCTCCCTAGAGAACCCAAGCGTCAAGCACAGGTCTTTTTCATTCATACAATAGGTTTGAGTCACAAAGAACATGCTGTCAAGCGTTTAGTAAGAAATACTCTGACAGGGATTCGAACCCCGACCAAGAGAACCAAAACCTCTTGTGCTACCCTTACACCATCAGAGTGAACTTCGACCCGCTTGGAATCGAACCAAGATAACCCGCTTAGAAGGCGGGTGTTCTATCCGTTGAACTACGGGTCGTAAAAGAAAAGCCCCGTGTAGGATTCGAACCTACGACCTGCTGTTTACAAAACAGCCGCACTGCCGCTGTGCTAACGGGGCATAACAAAGAACATACCCCTTCAAACACCCGATAAACACAGTGTCAACCAAGAAGTTTTTCTTGTTTGTTCTCTTGACTCACAAGCGTCTCCTCCCCCTATAACCCCCTAGTCTCGCTTCGCTCGACCTCCACACGTCCCGCTAGGCTTTTTGGGATAAAAAGTTTCCCTGAGTGGACCCGTATGGTCACAGGGGCGGGCGACATTTCGGACCCCCCTCCCCCCCCTATGGGGGTGG